CCGCCAACATCAAATACAAAATTCCGATCATCACTAAGTAGACACTCTAACCGAACATCCGATCAAACCACTCTTTCACTATCTGCTCGTGCCTCTTTTGCAGCAGATCAGCCTCGTTACTAGGGAACTTGTCCTTGTATTCGCTTACAAATGATTTGGACCTGATGACTTCTTCATAAAGGACCGAGAATCTCTGATCCAGACCCATCTCAAAAACATCATTGACAACAGTAGAATCTTTCTTATTGGAATCAAAATCCTCATGGAAAGCACACAGCTCTAGATTCCTTATGTCGAAATCAAAGACATTCTCATCTTCATCATTCTCTTCATCATCAGAGCTATCATCCAGGTAGTTAATATCTATGCCAGTCATATCTCTTGGCTCATACACATAAGATTTCCCAAAATCAACATCCTCTTCCTCAGCTTCCTCTTTCTTATTACTGAAAGATTTTCTAACCTTATCATTGAATGCCTTTCTCAAAATGCCAGAGAATGTGTTGTCTGAGAACAAATCCGATTTTGTGATTTTCTTGTTCAGAAGCCAGTTAGATATCGGCTCTGTGTTTGTGGTGCACAACTCGTAATTGACAGACGCATCTTCCAATGGCACTCTTGGACCTCTATAGGTGACGCTTTTGATGTGTCCAGTCTTACAGTTCTTGACTTCTTTCTTAAAGCACAGCCTGATACCAGATCTGTCTGCCTCCAGGAATGGAAGTGTATCGATTATGACCGAGATGAATTTTTCTTTCAAATTGGGGTCGGTCAAAACAGTTCCTGCTCTCTTCTGATACTTCCCCCTCTGAACAACAACAATCTTCTCGAAATCATTTGAGAATTGTCTGTAAACCCAACCATTCTGAACAGAATAAGAATAACACTCTGCTTCCCCCCTGAAGGCCCCAGCAATGCTAGTGCCAGTTTTGGTCCACAATGTTCCCCCATTTTTCTCTAGCATCGAGCAGACAAGGTTAGGATCGAAATCTTTCAAGCCAATTATCTTCTTGTAAGTCAGCATGACATTCAACTTGTTGTCAGAAATATCCCATTGAGGATCTTTTGACTCGGTATTCCCCAGGCAAGCGAAGAATTCTTCCCTTAGGATATTATTCATGAATTGATATTCCTCTGGAATGGACATGTACTTGCACAGCCCGACTATCTTGTAAAACACCCTCATGAGGTTAAACATGTGGACACGCCCTGTGTTGTCAGAGAGCGAGCTATTAGGAGTAGAATGCCTAGTGTAACAAGTCATAGTGTTCCTTTTAGCTGGATCGTCATAAAACCTCCGTCTTGATAGTGACTTCCTCAAGAAAACAGAATGGGAAGTCTTAAAAACTGTCAGAGAGTTTATCGCCTCAAGAAGGGCATTGTATGAGCCGCCCATCATCTGTTGAGATAGGATCTCTTCCAAATTGCCACTTCTCAGCCAAGGGATTTGCTGTGACAGCCTACTGTATTTTATCGAAACCTCTGTTTTAGACATCTTTCTCCTCTCATCAAACCACATGTTTGACATGGTTGTCTTGCAATGCAAGAATTCCTCCTGTGATGGCTTGTAAGAAAAGATTGTTGTTTTCCTAAGAGGTGGTGCTTCTTCCCTGACATACCTTGGAGTCTTCAGATGCTCAGACATGAGTATATCAAAGTAACCTGAATTGATGAACTGGTCTCTAGCACAATCTGAGGGATCTAGCACTGCAAGCAGCTCTGATAAGTGGCACTTTTTGAAATCATCTCTTTTGCCAACGTTCGGCTTCCAGAAATAATAGACTGCGACTCTTGCCATGTCAGATCTTTTTAACCTCGCAAAAGACCTAGCCACAGATTTAGACTTGAGCATGTATTCCAGATGTAGCTTGAATTCATCTGTATTGCACGGGCTCCTCAACAGGACTCTGAAAGTTTCTTGGTCCATGTCAGATCTCTCTAAGCCCAATCTTTCCAAGCAAGCCTCATGCCTTCGGGAGTTCCAGGCTGAGAATTTGGTTTGGTAAGTGTCTTCAACTCCATCAGTCACATCAGTGTACAACTGGAATAGGTGGATCAAAGTGGAGATCTTCGTCTTCCCAGTTGGTATGGCTTGGTAATTCAAGAATTGCACATCGAGGAACCCAGCAGAAATCATTGGTGGCACAGGCAAATGGCCATTTATAGAAAGTGGAATCTTCCTGTAAAATTTCTCACAGTCCTCATCCCACCATGTCATGGTACCTCTTCCAAGATTCCTCTGCAATGAGATTGTCTGAGAAATTGCACAAGCTTGGCAAAGTGACCCTGAAGCACCCTCGTCTCTCAAAGAGCTCAGACTGGAAATCAGATTACAAACTCGCTTGTGCAAGCTGTCTTCCACTGGGTCATCGCAGACTCTAGCGACTTGCTTGATAAGAGGGCATATGATTGAATTCCCAAAGAAAAACACAGAATTGAACTCGTACACAGGGAGAATCGAAATTGTTGTTTTCTCCCAACTAGTCTTCAAGCCAAATAGCAGATCAACACCTATCTTCATTCTGATCGAATAATTCACATAGTAACTGATCCTTCTTTTAGCAAACTCTATGTCTTCGGCGCTGAAGAATAATGTGATGAGGACCCCTTCATCATCAGAAGAAGTCTGGAAAGAGATCACACTAGAAATGCCTCTTGAATTAAAATGCTCAGTCAACTTATTTGAGAAATAAGTTAGGTGGCAAACATGGTACATGCTAGAGGTGTAGTGAAGGATGCCTTGAAGCATGTTGCCAGCGAGATTGATGTATGCTTTCCCTTTGCTCATGATTTTGCTTGAGATCTTCCCAAGGAAACACATTCTAAGGTATTCTAATTTCTCGTCTTCCATCACTTTGTCTGTTTCCATGAACTTACGTATGATTACTAATGGCAATTCGACTCTTTTTCTTTGCATCAGATTCAAGCATGGTATCACCAAAGCCCAATAATGGATTGGTAACAAGACGGAGCACATGACTGCAAACATCATCATCAAGAAACATTGGCACCAGGTCGTCATGTCCGAAGACATTTTAATGGTCACTGGAAATGTGCCTTTGGGCCGTTGTTTAGAAACTTTGATCGAGTGGTTAGATAGGAACAAGTTCTTCTCTTTTGGCTTGGTCAAACATTCCTCTTCTTGCATTCCACACAAACCCCTCATGAGCCTCTCCAGAACAGAAATGAGGCATCTTGCTGTGAACTTCAATATTGATATCTCTCTCACCCCTCCAATCTGATTTTTCTTGAATAGCGAAACGAGAACAAAAGGGTGCTCAGAAAGCTTCGAGAAAAGGTTGCTTATGTTGTCTATTATTTTAAGGTTTGTGAAGGTATCTCCCAGTTCCTTCCACATTTCAATGGCGCACTTTGATCGATTTGGGATTTTCTTTTTTAGGTCTTTGATATCCATCTCATCAATATCATCTTCCATTATGCTGACTGTTGATGACTTTGTTGATGCTAGTTCAGATATCGTTGACCCCGACAACTCCGATAAGCAATCAAGAGACACCTTCGGAAGATCACCTTCGACTGTTTCGGCATCATTATTTTCGACCATTTTAGACAGGACCATCTTAGCTCCAGCCACCACAGCAGAGGGTGAGAAGGAGTAAAACCCATTTGGTGAATCATTCTGGGGATCATAGCTCTCGTCCTCCAGCTTTCTGACAAGCTTCAATTCCATCTTTAGCATTTTGTTGACACATTGTATAGAACCTGAGTTGTTGTCTCCCTCATCTTTGTTGTGGAGCATGCATGCGTACGAAACTAAAACAATGTCATCAGGATGATTGAGCCTAAACCCAAATGGTGTATCACATGAGTAAAATTTGAAGTTCTCCTTCACAGCAAACTCATCATCCCCCTCATCTTCAGCTTCCCCTACCAGGTTAACTTTATCTACCTTGAGTCTCTGAATGACGTGCAGGATAACAGGGCTCCGAATAACTTCTGGTAGCTTGTTAGTGATTCTCTCTGGTTCCATCATCAAGAAATTCCCCCCAGTGCAGACCTTCATGTAATAATACCTGAGCAGCTGGTTGCAAGTACTAACATCCTCCTTATCCTCTATGAGTAACACGGTCAGAAACTTCAGAGCCTTTGTCACTGGACTAGAGAAAATAGTTGACCTCTTTGTTCTCGAGGTGAACTTTATGGAGGTGAGCTTTTCTACACAAAGAGCCCATAAATTGACAACTTGACACTGTATGTTCAAGAGATTTGATAACCTATCTGAGTCCATACTTATGAATTCTGTGTAATGCCAATTGTCAATCAGGTGTGTGGTTTTCTCAAAGATTCCAAAATTCTCAAGTTTGTTTCCATTGAATAACAATGAGAAAAAGATAGGCTTATCCCCAGTCATTGAGGTCGGCTTTATGAGGAGATAAGCGTTATAATGAGGTATCTTTCTAATTCTGAATCTCTTGCTCCCAAGTGTCTTCCCTTTAATGTTCTTTGGTTGATTGTAGAGCAATTCTCTAACCATCAAATCAAGGAACACACAAGAAGATATGAGGTCCGACTCCCACATCATTTTGTATTGTGGGACTACATTCTCATCACTAGATTTCATGAAGTCAGCTTCTGACAGTGGGAATTTGTTCTCATAAGGTAGAATTTCAGACTGCTTCCAAAGATCTAATGAGCTTGTGTCATAATCACCATTGAACCCTTGTTTGTTAGATTCATGAGATTCGAGATCTTTTTTCTTTTTTACCCACTTGCCATCAACTCCCCTCTGAGCTAATTTGTCTTCAAAATCAGACGAGACATTGTATCTCTGGATATCAGATCCCTCTAAAGCTTTTTCCTCTTCTGTCAACCGCTCTGATCTAAACATTCTGAGAAAGAGGAAACCTGGTTCTTCCCTGGCCAAGCCCGGTCTGCTGCTTTTCCAAAGATCAGCAACATCCTCGCACACCTCAATGTCCTCATAGAAAGGTCTAGGTGGTCTTCCTTCAGAGTCCAACATGGGCAAAACCATTGGGACATGCACAAATGATTTCTCAGAGCCAGGCTCTTTCCTTCCCGGGAGAGATGACAAGTACTCAGGCAATGTCTTGTAAGCTTCATCCAAGATCCCTGATTTATTAGCCAGATTTATCACATCTCTAGCGGAATACTTATCATCAAGAGCTTTCCAGTCCAGCATTCTTTCTTTTGTTATTTTCAATCTATTGTCCAGACCACTCATGTCCAAATCTGGTTCAATTAATGTTCTTAGCTTGTTGTCCACTTCAATCCTGCCAAGACCAGGTGAATCAAAATCTACCTCTTCAGAGAACTTCTCAAGAATTCTCCTCCCAACTTTAAACATGGAAACCAGAGAGGATTCCATCTCGTCAGATAACTCAATGTTCTCTGTCTGAACTCTCTCAAGTCCCACAGCCACACACATCACCTTCGATTTGTCTGTCAAATGGGAATAATAGCCAACTAGACTTGTGCAAGCATCTCTCAAAGCCTGAGTAGATCTGGTGTTCCTAGTTTTGACGTCCATTACCAACAATCCCTCATCAGTCCTCTTGACGAAATCAGGTGTGAGACCTTGAGTGTCTATTGTGCCTTCTGTGTAACCAGTGTTGAACATCGAAAGGCACAAGTTATGGGGCAGTTTGTGCAAAACCTCTAGCGGCACATGTATGATTCTGGAATTCAAAACCATTGCATGGACAGGTTCAGTTGTGGTGAATGATTCTGCCAGATCAATCATGTCATCTGGGAACTCTATCGACAAGAAATTCTCGGATTTGATCAGTGTCAATTCCTGAAGTAGGGGAACATTGCTGATGAAGTCTTTGCCTTCAACGAGTCTTGTGACAGGCCCCGGATTAGGTTCAATCCCAAATTCTGACAACTCAATCTTATACACATTTTGACTCTGTATAGTCAGCAGAGTTAACAAGAGGAGAATCCTTGAATGTCCAACAATTAAGCTGAACAATTGTCTTGAGAAGATGATAGCTGCTTCTTTGAGAGCTTTGTCCTTCTTTTTTGAGCTCAAGCACTGGTCTCCGAAGTTCCAAGTCCTCTGAAAGCTAACAATCGAGCCCGATGTCAAGAGGAAGACACTTAGGATCCAAAGCAGAATAAATATTTTCTTCATTCTCATCACCAGTCTCCCAGGTTGTTTGTACTTTGTACTTTGTTTGTTTTTGTTGGC